GTTGCAAAAGAAAATATTCTAATATGGACTGACAACGCATTATATACAATGAAATTTGTTGGGGCTCCATTTACATTTGGATTTGAACAGGTTGGTACAAACTGTGGATTAATTGGTAAGAATGCAGCAATTGAAATTGATGGTGTTGCATATTGGATGGGTAATAATGGTTTCTTCTCATTCGATGGTACCGTTAATACATTGCCTTGTTCTGTTGAAGATTTTGTTTATGATGATATTGATACTACAAAAGGTCAACAAGTTAATGCAGGTATTAACAACCTATTTACAGAAGTAGTATGGTGGTATCCTACATCAGGATCTGATTTTAATAATAGATATGTTGTTTATAATTATGGACAAGACAATGCAAGATTACCAATGGGTAATTGGTACACAGGTACAAATACAAATTCAATTAGAACAACTTGGATTGATTCATTAGTTTATCCTAAACCATATGCTACCGCGTATAACAGTTCAGGCACAGGAACATTTCCATCAGTTATTGGTGAAACAGGGTTAGGACAAAGTGTATTATTTGAACACGAAACGGGAACCGATCAGGTAAATCCAGATGGTAGTGTAACAGCCTTAACTTCTTTTATACAATCATTTAGCTTTTCTTTACAAAAAGATCAGAGTGAAGTATTTCTAGCTATGAGAAGATTTTTACCTAACTTTAAAGTATTAACAGGTAATAACCAAGTTACTTTATCTGTAAAAGATTTCCCTGCAGATAGTGATACACAAACAGCATTAAGTCCTTTTACAATTACTTCTAGTACAACTAAAGTTGATACTAGAGCTAGAGGAAGATATGCAAATATAAAAATAGAAAATACTGGTGTAGGTGAGTCGTGGAGATTTGGTACATTTCAAGTAGACTTACAACCAGACGGAAGGAGAGGTTAATGGATTTTATTTCATTATATAGAGGTGAACCTTTGTTTGGTCCAAGTAAAATGATTTCAAAACAATCTAATTTATTAGGTATGTCAGCTGATGATTTAAGTAAATTATCAGGACAATACTTTACTACTAATCCATCTTTAGCTAGTGATTATGCAGGTAAAACAGGAGTTATAAAATCTATGAAAGTTCCCTCTAGTTATTTAGATAAATTTAATAGATTTGAAAAAATGGTTACAAATTTACCTTCGGGTAAATATACTTATGCAGGAGTTGCAGATGATGCTTTTTTAATTCCTAAATCAACAATAAAAAATTATCCTTCTAAAATAGATTTTTCTAAAACTTTATCTAATTATTTAATTAATTCAAAATTAGGTGAAACTTATAGAATGCTTGAACCAAATTTAGGTGATGATTACACTAAATTAGAAAAAACATTACAACTAGGAAAAAATGTTAGTAATATGGGTTTAGGTTTTTTAAAACAAAATGCATTAAGAACATTAGCTATGTTAGGAACTTTACCAGTTCAAGCAGGTATTATGACTTTAACTCCTACAAAAATGGGTAATGCGGAAATACCTCAACTACCTAAAGCACCACCACGTATAATAAATCCACAAGGTGGAGGAGGTGAAGATAGAGGATATCAACCAACCACAACTGCTCAAAACAGAGCAAGAACCGCAAGTAGAGTAAGTTCAAGTGGAGGAATAAAAGCTTATGGACTAGCATTAGGAGGATTAGTATAATGACAAAAGTAGTAGTAAGATTACCAGAACCTAAAAAAGAATATAGTGAAGATAACCAAAGACAAATTAACAGAGCACTCAATACAATTATTGAACAATTAAACTCTACATATTTAACACAATTAAAAGAAGACCAAGAACGATTTACTTGGTTAGGATTGGGATAATGGCAAATATATATAAAAATGATAAAGTAAGTTTAACAACTACAGATGTTACAACGTTATATACAGTACCATCAAACTCAAGAGCTATTGTTAAATCGCTTTTAGTTGCAGAAGATGCAGCTGGATCAGCAGTGGTTAAAGTAACACTAACTAATGCAGCAGGCACAGCTTTTGTAGTAGATAATGATGTCACTCTAACATCAGGTCAAAAAGAACAAGTGTTAAGTGAACCCTTGATTATGTTAGAAAGTGAGATATTAAAAGTGCAAGCCACAAGTGGTAATGTAGATGTTATTGCATCTATACTAGAAATTAACAGGGAGGATAGATAATGCCGTTTATAGAGACAGAAGCCTCGGTTAGGTATGAAACAATTAATGGTAAAAGAGTGCCAGTAATTACACCTAAAACAGAGGTTACATTAACTAATACAGTTACAGGTCAAGAATATATGTCTGATGCAGAAGCTATGGCAGATGTGCAAAATCCAAGCACAGAGACTAAATCTGAACACATTAGACGAGACGTAAATGTGACTGTAGAAGAGATAAAGATAGGCGCTGGCTTTAATATCAGCGATTGACGTATGTTTAAAAACCTTGTAAATTGTGATATACTCGCCTACTTACAAGCTTTGCGGACTTGCTTTGATATCAATAATATAAGAAGAAACGTATGGGATTTTTAAAAAAGATAACTAGACCTATTTCGCGTGTACTAGATAAAATAGTACCAAACGAAATTAAACCAGCATTACCGTTCCTAGCTGCAGCCGCACCGTTTATGGCTCCAGGTATTATGGGTATTGGTGGTAATACGATGTTATCTAGAGCTTTAATATCTGGTGGTTTAAATCTAGGATCACAACTAGCACAAGAAGGAAGTGAAGGAGACTTTAGTCCATTATCAGTAGCACTCGCTTCTGGTATTGGTGCATTAACAGCACCAGGAACTCCAGGCACAGGAGTAGGACCTGCAGGACAATATGGAACTACAGGAGGAACTCCAAGCGCAGCACAATTTCTTGAAACCAAAGCAGCTGGTATGGAACCAGGATTTATAAAAAGTGGATTAGAAGGTTTAGCTACAGGTTCAGAAAAATTAATCGGTTTATCTGAAGGTTTAGCAGCAGATGGTATATTTAGTAAAGCAGGAGCTAAAGCTTTATCTATACCCCTTACACAAGGCACAACAGATCTAGCAGTAGCAGAGAATAGACGATTAGAAAAACAAGCAGCTATAGACGAAGCACTTGCAGCAGCAGAAGGATTAGCAGATGATGCAGATAGAGCTTTAGCTATTAGACAATTTATGGAAGGCGCTGGATATTTTAGTGATGAGGAAATCGAAGAAACCATTAGCGCAGCGGGATACGCGAACGGTGGTAGAGTAGGATTAAGAATGGGTGGTGATCCAGATTTTTCAGGAATTAAAGGAGCAATGATAGCAGTGGATGAAAATATGAGAGCTGACAGAGCAGGAGACTTTTTTAGATTAAGAGAAGAAGCTATTCAAAAAGGTGATGATGATAAGATTAAAGAGATAGAGTCTGACTTCTTTAAAGAGTTTGGAATGGTAATGCCGAAGATGGCTAAAGATGGTGGCATAATGAACGCGAAGCGTGGATTAGTAGATGAACCTGGAGGTTATGCAGGAGAAATGCCTAGTATTAAAGAGATATGGTCTAAAGAAGGTGAAGATGATCCATTAGGAACAATTGTAAAATTAGGTCTTACTTTTAGAAAACCAATAGTTGAAATTGTAAATGCAATTGGAGTAACTGCAAGTGTAGCCGCTGATTTAATATCTGGAGTTGCTAAATTAGGTTATGATGTAACAGAACCAATAAGAGATGTAGTAGGTGATGTAGCAGGTGGTATTTATGACGTAGGAAAAGATTTAGTAAAAGGAAGTAAAACAGATACAAGATTTATTCAACCGTTATATTATTTACAAAGATTTGGTGGTGAGAAACCTTTGACAGATGAAGAAACGCAATTAAAAATGATGAAAGATTCTGTAGGTAGAGACGATCCTAAGAAAAGAAGAGAACTAGAAAACATAGTTTTTGGTTTTGATGATGCAGGTATAAATCAACGACCCGAAGATAAAGAAGTTTCAGAAACTATAAAGTTTAAAGAAAAATATAATTTTGCTGATGGTGGTCTAATG